AGAAACTGGAATAGGAAATATATCAAATGATAATACTGGAACTTCAAAACATCACCTATTTGATAATGATGATACATAACACAGATGCTATGGAGCAAATGAAAAATCCTCTTAGTCCAGTTAAGATGGTAAGAGAAACTTACTCTCGCTGGTTACAGAAGAATATAACTGAGGTTCAAGTGCAGTTTAAGGATGAAGAACCTGCATGGATACCTTACACTACACTATTAGCAATGCAAGAAACAAATGAGGGATGAACTATTAGAACTATTAAAGAAGGATGCTTACAAAAAGGGTGAATATACCCTATCATCTGGAAAGAAGAGTGAGCATTATGTGAATTGTAAACCAGTTACATTAAGTGGTAGAGGTCTTACTCTTGCTAGTTTATTGATGTTAAAGGAGGTGAAAACTTCCTATGTTGCTGGTCTTACATTAGGTGCTGATCCATTAGTGAGTGGAGTATCATTAGTATCTGCTCTTGATAGTAGATTAGTGAATGGTCTTATCGTAAGGAAAGAGGCAAAGGGTCATGGTACACAGGCATGGATAGAGGGATTATTACCACCCGAAGGAACTGTTATCACAGTATTAGAAGATGTAATCACAACTGGTGGATCTGCCATCAAAGCAGTAGAGAAATTACGTGATGCTGGTTATGTCGTGAATACTGTTGTTTCTATCGTAGATCGTCAAGAAGATGACGAAGCTAATGCTGCCATGAAATTGTCAGGATTAGAACTTAAAAGTATTTTCACACTAGATGAAATAGCATCTATATAATAATAGTTTGTATATAAGATCACAATGGCAACTATCACATTACAATCACCTGATGGATCAACTGAAACATTTGAATGTGATGAAGATGTATTTATTTTAGATGCACTAGAAGAAGCAGGGTTAGATCATCAATCATCATGTAGATCTGGTGCTTGTTCATCTTGTGCAATGAAAATTGTAGAGGGAACTGTTAATCAAGAGGAACAAACATTTCTTGATGAAGAACAGATGGAAGAGGGTTATGTATTAACTTGTGTTGCTTATCCTACTTCCGATGAACTTACTTACTGACAGAACAGGAGGAAAATCTGTACTAAATATTAGTTTAGTACAATTACTTATTTTATTTTGAAGGACAAGAAGGCAGCAAAGAAACTTATTAAACTTGCTAAAAAGCATCCAGAGTGGTATAGTGAAAAAGATGTTTACTATGCTAAACAAGTTAGAAAACAACTTAAACAAGAGAAACAATCACGAAAGGAGAATGAATTGAATGACTAGAGAATACACTGAGAAAGAGTATTGGGAAGGTAAAGTTCCTGATGAATTATTTGATGAGTATCTTAAAAAGTATGGTTATGAATATACTCCTACTGACTACAACAAAATCCCATCACGTTATTAATCATGGCACTATCTGAACAAACACTAGATCATTTACTTGAAGCAGAGGGAAACATTAGAGCAGCAATTAAATGTGCTGCGGTGAATGAAAATCCTTTGGTTATAACTCAAATATCTAAATTACTTTATGATATAGATCATCTTAAGCAGTTTGAGAAATTGCAAGATGTTATTGAATCTCACATGAATAATAGTGACGAATGATTGCGGAAGTCTAAAGACATTATAAAATTTATAGATAAATCATATAACTATGTTAGAATTTCCTCACACACCACCATAGAACTATGATTAACCTAGACGAGCGATACCTATCCTACTTGGATGGTAGTAAGAAAATGAGAATAGATGGTATAGAAGAAAAGGTTGAGTCTTATGGATGGCACTGTGATGGTAATGACATCAAGGGTCATTATGTAACGACAGAGAATTATAAGTTGTTCTATAATATGGATGGACTGTTCATCAAGATGGTGGCACTCCGAGAACTGGCACAAACTTCCAAGTGAATGAATACCTTTCTGGTATAATAGGTTTATTGACAAAATTAAAATGAAAATTGCACTTGCAGCATTGTTGGCATTGACTCCTGTATCTGCTCTTGCAGATGATTATCAAGCAGGGTATTCTAATCAAAGAACATGCCATAAAACAGAATATAGAGAGGAATATATTCCAGGAACAGAGGATAATCCTGGATATGTAAAGTCATGGAAGGATACTATTGAAGTTCCTTGTGAAGATGTTAACCCTGATGTTGGTTGGAGAAGACATCCATCACCACCAGAAAGACCATACTATCGTAGGCATGTAACTGTCTATGAGGACACTAATGATTGTAGTGATGGTAAGATTGCTGGTGGATTGTTAGGTGGGGCTGCTGGTGCAGTTCTATCAAGAGATGAAGGACGTTGGTGGGCAATTCCATTAGGTGCAGTTGTTGGCAGTGCTATTGGATGTGATGCTGCTGGAGGATAATATGCGTAAATCATGGGAAGATAAAGTTTTTCATCAAAAACTTATGAAGAAACTGGGTTATAAACCTAGAAGAAGAAAAGATTCTCATCAATGGTGGGAATCTCCGTTGATAGATTATGATACCCCTTTACAATGTTATTACTAAGGGGGGGACGTATAAAGTGTCCTTAAGGTGTGAGGGATAAGCGGTTCTACTGCCGAAAACGATCAATGGGTATGGTGAGAGTCCATACTATCTCCGAAAGGATAAGGGAAATCATTGAATCAAGTAGGGTTCAGGTGTAAGCGATTCCCATAGGGTAAATTTGGGCGGCAGGGTGAAACCCTGAGTATTGCCCCACTCTCTCATTTTTCTAGTCGTGGTATGACTTAGTACCTATCCAACCTTGTAAGGTAGCATTGTAATAGAATGTGGTAATTCCTTACATAATGAAGATAGGTGAAGCACCTCTTGAGCATACCACACCCTTTTTTGTAAACTTGACTTTTTAATCATGTCACCTAATTTCGCAGAATTCCTTTTGGACACTACCAACAATGGAAATGAGATCCTAGCAGTTCTTGAGGACATTGTAGAAGTAGTAGAGACAGGAGGAACCGATCTATAGACACTTGAATAAGTGGTACAAGCCCCCTTCTCAGGGGGTTTTTTACTGCTATAATATAAGAGTAAACAATCAGGAGAGCATTTATGGCATTTCAAACAACAACACTTACAAGTGATGAGTATGAGACAAAAACTCTTGAAACAAGAGTGTTGGAGTGGACAGAGCAACTATGTGAATCACTTGCAGAGAACTACAAGTTGTATCACAGAAGAATGATTGAAGCGAATAGTGCATACTTCAATGGTGATGGTAGTAAGAAAGAACTATCCAAGTATGCTCAAGATCAGATAGATGCAATGGATAATGGAACTGCTAAGTTAATGAGGTTCCGTATTCAGAATGGTAAAAAGTATTATAAAATCATTCAACAGGATTTTGATACTTTCAGAGATAGAAATGAGTATCGTGATGGTGGTGTTCATGCTTTTGTTGATAAGAAAACAGGAGAGATTTACAAGGCAGCATCATGGAAGTCTCCAGCAAAGTATGTAAGATATGATATGAGAGTGATTAAAGAGCGTGAGTATGTACTTAATCCACAAAACTGCGGTTGGGCAGGTGGATACTTATACATGAGGTAATATGGCAAAAAACATGACAGCAAAGGAGAAATTAATTTTTCTCCTCTCTTTCTTTTGGTTCATGCACTGGGGTGTAAATATAATTGACTTAGCAATAACCAAACTTGTTTTTTAATTACAATGGAATCATTCAAATGGGCATTAACAGACACGTATAACTGGGAGAAGGCAACTTCTATCGGTTTCTATGAGTTTGGAAGTGCAAAGCACTATGCTAAGAACTGGAGTGAAGAAGTTGGATCAGTTTTCATCTGGAAACTGACCGAGGGCAATCCTATCAAATGGATGGAGGTTAAGTAAATGTATATTTCAACAGAGAGTCAAGAGGAACAGTATGAACAGTTCCAAGAGTGGTTAAATCAGTGTCCGATTAAGATTACAAATTATGAGGACAATTCCACTGAGTTTGCTATTGATTTTTCTATGGAGGTAGATTAATGTTATTAACATCTGGTGACTGGCATTGCGATCAAAGTAGAATCCTCACAGAGGAAATACATGCTTTTATGTGTAAAGAGTATCCACAGTTGAATGATGTTGTAATAGAAGTAAATCAGGTTGATTTGACAAATGAGCATGGAGTAGGATTTTGTCAAGTGGATGAGGATGGAGAGTTTCTAATTCATCTTCATAACGATCAAGTACCTACAGAGTATGCTGAGACTCTATGCCATGAGTTAGTACATGTAAGACAGACCATAGATGGATTAAAGGATGATGAACTAAGGGAAGAAGAAGCATACGTCATGGAGAAGATCCTTGCCAAGGACTTCTGGGACACTTATGGTAGTGGCACATTCTTTGTTACGCCTTGGACTAATATGCGTTATAATACTAATGTAATCAACAAAGGAGATCACTAATGAACAGTTTAGATGAGTTTGTGGATTATGTTTGGTCATTCTATAATCCTATTGATGGATTATACCCTATTCAGAATTTAGAGAAAGAGCATATCCTAGATGCTTTTTACATCTATGAGGATAGAATCCTAAAGGGTGATCTTGAGTATGTACATTATTCATGGGGTGATGGAGACAGTTTAAATTCTAATAATGTAATCGTAATCACAGGATCTAATTATAATGTA